ATAGAGCACCAAAAACTGCTTTTTTTAGTAATTCGGCAAATATACCAGGATTAACTCTAGGTATTGCAAATCAACCAACATATCTAAGAGATATTCCTCAACCTGGAGAGAAAATAGATTTTGATGATTTTACTCTTAGATTTTTAGTTGATGAGGATTTAGAAAATTACAATGAAATTTCTAAGTGGATTCGCGGTCTTGGATTTCCAGAATCATTAGAAGAAATTTACAATTTACAAGCATCAAATCCAAATTTAGATCAACCGACAAAAGGACAGTTAAATTTATATTCTGATGGAACATTAAATGTTCTTACAAGCAGCCAAAATACAAACTTTAAAATTAAATTTAAAGATTTATTTCCGTACAATTTGACAACGTTACAATTTGATGCTACAGACACTGATATTCAATACTTTACAGCAGAGGTATCTTTCAAGTATACTATGTTTAATATAACTGATTTAAATGGTGATCCTTTATGAGTTTTGATCTTGATACCATTCAAAAAATGTGGGAACAAGATTCTAAGATGGACATTGATAATCTTCATACAGAATCTTTAAATATTCCCATTCTTCATGCAAAATATTTTGAACTTTATAATACTATATTTCTCTTGAGAAAGAAAGCGGAACAACAAAAAAGAAATATCAGACACGAAAGATATGAATATTATTCAGGTAAAGCAGATCCAGAAATATATGTAGATAATCCCTTTCCAAAGAAAATTCGCGATAAAGATACGATGCAAAAATATCTTGATGCTGATGAGAAATTATCTACAGTGTGTCTAAAGATAGATTATTATGATACTATGTTGGTTTATATTGAAAGTATTCTCAAAATGATTCAGAATAGGACATATCAAATTAAAAATTCAATTGAGTTTGTTCGTTTTCAGTCTGGACTAGGGTAAATAAATACTCATAGCAATCATAATGCTATGAGTGACGTAATTATTGAAAAGAAAAATGAAGTTTTCCTAAAACTTCAATGCGAACCACATATTCTACACGAACTTCAACCATATTTTACTTTTGAAGTTGAATCTGCCAAATTCATGTCTCAGTATAGAAGCCGACACTGGGACGGAAAAATCAGACTGCTAAGCACTCACACCGGAGAAATTTATGCCGGATTGCTTGATAAAGTAATTGACAAACTTTCTATACACAACTATCAATATCAGTTCAAAGAAAATAAATTCTATGGACAACCTTTTGAGGTAAATGAAAATATCTCATATGAAGGTGTCAAGGATTATATGGCATCTATATGCTCTCATTCTCCACGTCAATATCAAATTGAGGGAGTATATGATGCTTTAAGACACAACCGAAAACTGCTGATATCACCAACTGCCTCAGGCAAATCTCTGATGATTTATTCAATCGTAAGATATTATGTAGATAAAGGACAAAAAATTCTTTTAGTTGTTCCGACGACATCGCTAGTAGAGCAGATGTATAAGGATTTTCAGGATTATGGTTGGGATGTTGATTCATATTGTCACAGAATCTATTCTGGTAGAGAAAAAACAAATGAACATCCGGTTACGATTACTACTTGGCAATCTGTTTATAAATTAGAGCGTTCATTCTTTGAAGATTATAGCGTAATTATAGGAGATGAGGCTCATTTATTCAAGAGCAAATCTCTTATTGAAATTATGACAAAACTTCATCATGCAAAGTATCGGTTTGGATTTACTGGAACTCTAGATGGAACTCAAACCCACAAATGGGTTCTTGAAGGATTGTTTGGTCCGTCATATAAAGTAACCAAAACTGATGAACTGATGAGACAAGGACATCTTTCGCAATTAGATATTCAGTGTATTGTTCTCAAACATCCACCGCAAAAATTTGAAAACTATGAAGATGAAATACAATATCTAATATCACACGAACAAAGAAATAAATTTATTACAAATCTTTCTTTGGATTTAAAAGGAAACACTTTGGTATTATTTTCTAGAGTAGAGGCACATGGAGCAATACTCTACGAAAAGATAAATACTAATAAGCGAGGTGATCGTAAAGTATTTTTCATTCATGGTGGTGTTGATACTGAAGAAAGAGAATTAGTCAGAGAAATTACAGAGAGAGAAAACAATGCAATCATCGTTGCTTCTTACGGCACTTTTTCTACTGGTATTAACATTAGAAATCTACATAACGTTATCTTTGCTTCCCCTAGTAAATCAAGAATCCGAAATCTCCAATCAATCGGAAGAGTTTTAAGAAAAGGAAAAAATAAAACTAAAGCGGTTCTTTACGATATTGCTGATGATTGTAGTTATAATTCTAGAAAAAATTATACTTTAAATCACCTTATTGAAAGAATCAAAATCTATAATGAAGAAAATTTTAACTATGAAATAACCACTATACAACTTAAGAAAAAATGAACTATTACACTTACGCATACCTTAGAGAAGATGGAACTCCTTATTATATTGGTAAAGGAAAAGATAATCGTATTCATTCAAAATCTAATAGGATTTTTAATCCCCCATCAAAAGAAAGAAGAATATTCTTAAAGAAAAATTTAACAGAAGAAGATGCATTTAAACATGAAGTTTACATGATATCAATTCTTGGGAGAAAGGATTTGGAAACTGGAATTCTTCACAACAAATCTAATGGTGGAATAGGTGGTGGTGCTATGAAGGGAAAAATTCAAAGTGAAGAAACTAAAATTAAAATCGGTAATGCAAATAGAGGAAGAATTCACTCAAAAAAATCAAGAGAAAATATGAGTAAATCTCATTTAGGAAAACCTAATCCAAAATCTGGTGCATCCAGGAGAGGCAAACCATTATCAGAAGAACACAGAAAAAATAAAAGTGAAGCAGCAAAGTTATGGTGGAAGAAAAGAAAGGAGGAACAACTAAATGGGAATTGAAGATGATTTTTACTGCACACTTAAATTAAAAACAGGTGAAGAGATCTTTGCTAAAGTAGCAGCCTCTGAAGAAGAAGATAGAACTATGTTGATAGTTAGTAATCCAATTATTGTAAGTGAGATTAAAACAAAATTAGGTGTTGTTGGATATAAATTAGAACCTTGGTTAAAAACTACAACAGATGATATGTTTATTATTAATTTGGAGGATATTATTACAATGTCTGAGTCTTCTGATGTAGAAATGATAGTAATGTATCAAAATTATATACGTCAAGGAATAAAGAATGATTCAAGTAATCATTCTCAAATTAATCGTAGAATGGGATACATTGCTAATGTCAATGATGCTAAAGAGATCTTAGAGAAGCTTTATAAGAATAGCTAAAGCTAATCTTTTGAACCTCCACAAAGGTAATTGTACATGGTTTGAAGTACCTTGTCAAGCATTTACATAAATGGTATAATCTATACATAATAATGATAAAAACTTATGATTACCACAGCAGTCATGACCAAAAGAAAGAGGTCAGAGCATTACGTCAATAACAAAGAATTTCTTGCTGCTCTAATTAAGTACCGCGAAGATAAAGAAATCGCTGAGATCCAAGGAAAACCAAAGCCTCCCATTCCACGCTACATCGGAGAGTGTTTCCTAAAGATTGCTAATCACCTATCATTTAAACCTAACTTTGTCAACTACATGTTCAAAGAGGACATGATTTCTGATGGTATTGAAAATTGTGTTCAGTATATTCACAATTTCAATCCAGAGAAGTCACAAAACCCTTTTGCATACTTCACTCAAATCATTCATTACGCTTTCCTCCGCAGAATCCAAAGAGAGAAGCGTCAATTGGAAATCAAAAACAAAATCCTTGAGCGTTCTGGGTACTCTGAAGTATTTGCAGATGATAACAATATTGACGGTGGGAACTATTCTGATTTTAATTCAATAAAAGATAATATTCACCAAAAACTTAGATACTAACTATAAATATATTATTTTATAAATATTTATATAGTTATAGTTAATTATGAATATTCATCCAAGACAATATGCAATAGAAAATAATCAATCTACTTATAATGGAAAACCATGTAAAAAATGTGGTAATACTCTTAGATATACTTCCATGACTGGGTGTGTATCTTGTACTAGAGAAAATTCTTCTTTTAGAAATAAAGCAGGGATTCAAAAAGAATACATTCAAAAAAATAGAGAAAAAATAAATTCTTATAATAGAAAGGCATATCATTCATTAACACCGGAAGAAAAGAAGAAACGTAATAGAGCACAACAGGTATCACTATATGGGTTGACTTTGGAACAGTATGATGCTATGCTTATTGAGCAAAAAGGTGTTTGTGCAATTTGTGGTTGTCCAGAAACCAATCCCAAAAAATCTAATATGTGTATAGACCACGATCATAATACAGGTAAAGTCCGATCATTATTGTGTGATAGATGTAATAGAGGTATTGGTGTTTTTTGTGATAATATTGAACTTCTTGAAAAATCTATTCTTTATTTAAAAAATCACAAATGAAAGTTTGTATAATTTCAGACCAGCATTTCGGTGCCAGAAAGAACTCTAAACTCTTTCATGATTATTTCCTAAAGTTCTACAATGACATTTTTTTCCCGACGCTGGAACAGTACGGGATAACAACTGTTATTGATATGGGAGATACTTTTGATAGTCGTAAAGGTATTGATTTCTTTGCTCTTTCTTGGGCAAAGAATAATTACTATGATCGTCTCCAAGAAATGAGAGTAAAAGTTCATACAATTGTGGGAAATCATACTGCGTATTATAAAAATACT